CGATGGCAGCCCCGCACAGGGCCCTGACCATAAGGAAGCCGACGATGCACCATTTTGACCAGGGAAGGCGCAGTGCCGCCGAAAAGGTCATGGCGCAGGAATCGCACCGCGTGACAACACACACAGGACGCAAGATTGGCAGCGTGTGTTGTGGCGCGGTGGCGGGGACGTCGGTTCACGCGCCCATGACGTAGCCCAACCGGTCACGCTGGCCGGTAGACGTCCACACGTCCACCGTTTGGCATGGAGCACACAGCACGGTCGTATTTCCACAAATACCGGGTTGAAGCTGCTGCATTGTCCAGAGCCAGTGTGATCGGCCCCAAATGTGCGCATGTGATGTGTGCAGGCCTGCGCCCGCCTGCGCGCTTGCGAGCGAGATATGTGTGTGTGATGACATCAATGAATTTAAGTGGACGGGTGGACGGCGATGCTAAAAAGGACCTACAAAAATGTCAGTGCAGCAAAAAACGGATCAGATAAAGCAGTTCATGCCTGAGACCTATAAAGCCATCAAGGCCAGGGCTGATCTGATCGGCAATCAGGCCTATCACCTGGTGCGCAGGGGTTTGGCAGGTGAGCCCAATTGCTTCTGGGCCATGGAGGCCGGTCATGTGATGGGAACTCCCTTCAACCTGGTCGACGTCCAGCGCGATGTTGCATGGGCGATGGTGTCTTTCGGTTGTGCATACGCCTGCATTTTTCCGCTACTGGAGTCAAAGGCATGATTCACTGGGTCGATCGCCGCTTCCATGCGTGGGGCACTTGGCTGCAAATGGGGCGCGGCCTGGGTAGCGCTGGCCTGTGCGCCTCATGGGGTGCTGTGGGCCGCAGCAATGTGCGAACCTCGTTCGTGCCCATCAAGAGCCTGGAGGACAGCCGCTGCGACGATTGGGTGCGCAGCCTGGATGTCCAGGAGCAGGCCATCATGTTCGAGGTCTACTGCACGCCGCACACGGCGGTGGAGCATTCGCGCATCCTGAAGATGTCCACGCGTACCCTTTATGCAAGGCTGCACAGCCTACAGGTGGCCTATACGCGGCGCGATGAAAAAGCACTGAAATGAGTTTCGCCTAGTAAAACGTTTCCGGTAAATTCAGGCATGCTGTGGAATCACTACGACAGGTGATGAAACAGTGGTTTGATGACACTCCGGTCCGGCCTCAGCAGTCCCCCCACACCACCTGCTGAGGCCGCTTTTTTGGGTCACCACAATGACTATCTCGGTCAAATCAAACATTGCCGATGTGCTGGCCCGCATGGACAGCTACAAGCGTGATGTGGTCGATAAGGCCATACCCCGCGCACTGAACCGCACCGCTGAGATGGCACGCACTGAAGCCTCCAGGAGCATACGGGATGAGGGCTACAACTACACGGCAGCAGAGATTAAAGCGGCCATGAGCTTGTTTAAGGCAAGCAGTGGCAGTCTGGTGGCCAGCATCAAGGTCAAGCGCAAGGTCAAGAGCCTGATGCTCTTCAGCCCTCGCGAGTCCAAGGCAGGCGTGACCGTCAAGGTGCATGGTGCAAAGAAGCTGATCAAGGGCGCATTCATAGGCCAGCTGCGTAACGGTAGCCAAGGTGTGTATGTGGAAGACAAGGCAGCAGGCAAGACGGTCGTGCGCCATGCCAAGCAGTACAAGAAGGGCGGGCGCGGTGGCTGGCATGACTTCCCCATCCGCAAGCTGTATGGCCCAAGCGTTGGTGGTTCGTACTCCACCGACCGCATACAAGAGATCATGGAGCAGATGATCAGGTCCACCTTCATGGACCGGCTCACACATGAGATCGAGTACCTAAGCCGCTGAAAAATCCAGGGTCCTTCTGGGCCGTGGGAAACGCGCAGTCCATGACCCCGAAATTCGCCTAGTTTTCGAAAAGGCAAGGGGGTTGTAAACGTAGGGTCCAAGCCTCCATGCCGACACAAAAAGACATCGCCAAACGCCTCGACCTGTCGCAACAGGCGGTCAGCCAACACATGGCCGAGCTGGGCATTGCCTGGAAGACCACCAGCCTGGACGACATCACCGTCGCGTACATCCGCAAGCTGCGGGGCGCTGCTGCCGGCCATGTCTCCAACGATGGCGAGATGGACCTGACCCGCGAGCGCGCCCAGACCGAGCGCGTGGATCGTGAGCTCAAGCTCTTCATGCTGGCCGAGAAGAAAGGCCAGGTGGTGAGCCTGGCCCAGCTGGAGCCCATGCTGCAGCAGATGGTGGGCGCCTTCCGCACCGAGCTGACAAGCCTGGGCGACAAACTCAAAACCGAGATCGACGCCTTGTATGGCATCGATCTGGACGCCGCACTGGTGGAAGAACATATTCGTGACACCCTATCCCAACTTGCTCGATACGACCCCGAGCTGCGCGGCCCTGGTGCGCCGGTTGGTGAAGGTGCTCGCCCCGCAAGAGAAGCTGTCGACCACGGACTGGGCCAAGCAGCACAGGCGGATGTCGAGCAAGGCCTCGGCTAAGCCGGGAATTTATAACCCCAACATCACCCCATGGGTGGCCGGCATCCACGAGGCGCTGGACGATCCCAAAGTTTTCAAGGTGATCTGCCGCAAGTCGGCGCAGGTAGCCTGGACCGACGGCGTGTTGCTGAACTACATCGGGCGGCGCGTTGACATCGACCCCGTGCCGATGATCATCATGTTCGCCAAGACCGAGGCGGCCAAGCAGTTCAATGACGAGAAGTTGACCCCAATGGTGGAGGTCACGCCCCGGCTGGCGACGCGCATCCCCATCCATAAAGTGCGTGACCGCGACAACCGCTGGGACTTCAAGAGCTTTCCCGGCGGCTTCCTCAAGCTGGTGGGCTCCAACAGCCCCAGCTCAGTGAAATCCACACCCGCTCCTGTGGTGGCCATCGAAGAGCCGGACGATTGCAACACGAACGTGAAGGACCAGGGCGACACGATCACGCTCCTGGAGGAGCGGACCAAGTCATACACCAGGCGCAAAGTGATCTTCGGCGGCACGCCCACGATCGAAGGCTTCAGCCGGATCGACGCGGCCTACAAGAGCAGTGACCAGCGCCAGTTCTGGGTGCCTTGCCCATCATGCAACGAGCTGCAGGTGCTGTCCTGGGAGAACGTGCGCTGGACGCACGACGCCGCTCAGTCGCATGAGGTGTTTGGCGACTCGGTGCCGGAGTCGGCCCGGTACTGCTGCCCCCATTGCGGCAGCCTCTGGACCGATGCCGAGAAGACCCGTGCTGTGCGCCTGGGGGTATGGAAGGCCTCGGCCGCGTTCCACGGCATTGCAGGGTTCTACATCAATGAGCTGTACAGCCCGTTCCCCGGCTCGCTGCTGGCCCGCCTGGTGGAGAAGCACCTGACCGCCCAGCATGCAATGGCGCAGGGTGACGACACGAAGCTGCGCAGCTTCCGCAACAACACCGAGGGCCTGGCTTATGCGTACCAGAGCACGGTGCCGGATGCCGACAAGCTGCGGGCCCGTGCCAAGGAATATGCGGAGCTAACCGTGCCATGGGGTGGAGTCGTTCTAACGGCCGGCGTGGACGTGCAGCACGACCGCCTGGCCATTGTGATCAGGGCATGGGGCCGTGGAGAAGAAAGTTGGCTGGTGTGGTGGGGTGAGATCCCCGGCCGCACGATGATGGTTCACTGGGACGACGACGGCGCGCTGAATGAGCAGCAGTCGGGCGCCTGGTGGGATCTGGACCAGCTGCTGGCCGGTGGCTTCCCGCATGCGAGCGGCGCCATGTTGCGCATTCGCGCGGTCAGCATCGACAGCTCGGACGGTCAGACGCAGGACGCGGTCTACAGCTATGTGCGCCGCCGTCTGAACCGCCAGTTCATGGCGATCAAGGGCAGATCTACGGACGTCGGCAAGGATGTCTTCAGCGCGCCGAAGATCAGCATTGACACCAATGGCCGCCACAAACCGCACCCCTCGGGCATCCGCCCGTACATGGTGGGCACGCAAGTCGCAAAGGATCTGATCCTGGGCGTGGATGCGCAGGGTGGCCGCATCAAGCTGGATGGCAATGGCCCTGGCCGCATGCACTGGATGCGCACAGTGCGCCCCGACTATTACGACCAGGTCACGGCCGAGGTCAAGGTTCCGCACAAGAGCGTGCGCGGTCGCTTGGTGTGGCAATGCAAATCGGGCCGGCGCAATGAGGCGCTGGACTGCGAGGTCTATGCGCTGCACGCTGCCCGCAGTCTGAAGATCAATCTGTGGCGGACTGAGCGCTGGGAGGTGGAGGAGGAAGCCATTAACCAGCCGGCACTGTTTGGCGATGCCATCCAGCGTGCGCAGCTGCCCAGCTCGGCGAAGCAAGTCACTGAAGAAATACCCCTCAGCGAAGCCGGGGCTGGCGACAGCCCGAAAGAGGGAACGGATAACCCGGGGCCTGGTGAGCCCGAAGCCGTTGTGCAAACGCCTGTACGACCCGCCCGACCCATCGTGAAGCAACAACAGCCGCAGCCCCGCCGCAGTGGCTGGAGCGCAAACAACTGGTAACCCATGAACATCTTTGCAACCCTACCCAGTGGTGACAGCGCCACCTGGCTGGATGACCCTGTCACCCTGCCAGACGGTCGCACGGCCGATGCCAGCAGCTGGACGCTGACCTACTACGTTCGGGGCCCTGCCGTGCTGAACCTGGTGGCCACAGCCGCCGGAATGCGCTGGACCACTACGCTGACAGCCGCGGCCAGTACCGCCCTTGTGGCTGGCACCTATGCCTGGACCGCCATCCTCACGAATGGCCTGGAGCGCATCACGGTCGGCACCGGCCAGCTGGTGATGACACCGGACATCACGCAGCTGTCTACCGGGTTCGACCCGCGCAGCGTTGCGCAGATTGCGCTGGCCGCGTGCGAGGCTGCCATGGGCACCTTCAACAGCACCGGCGGCAAGGTCAAGAAATATGAAATTGCCGGTCGCACCATGGAGTTCCAGACCATCGGCGAGCTGATGACCCTGCATGCCTTCTGGAAGTCCCGGGTGCTGGGCGAGCAGTCGGCCCAGTCCATCGCCAACGGGCAAGGCAACCCCCGCAACCTCTACACGAACTTCCAAAGGGTCCAATGAACACCACCAGCAAATGGGAGACAGCTGCGCGCGTCGCGCTGCCCACTGGCACCGTGGTGCCCGACCTGTCCGTAAAGCGCAGCCAGGTGCTGACCGCCTGGAACGCCGAGCGCTCCGCCGCGCGTGGCGCTGCCATCCAGCGCGAGCGCCTGGCGACACAAGAGCGCTCCTATGCTGGCGCAGCAGTCAACCGCCTGACGGGCGACTGGTCGGCCATGAACACCAGTGCCGACAGCGAGATCCTGACCAGCCTGCGCATCCTGCGGGCCCGCAGCCGCCAGCTGGTGCGAGACAACGAATACGCCAAGCATGCAGTGCGCGTGATCGTCAACAACGTGGTGGGCAACGGTATCGGCCTGCAGGCCCAGGTGATGAGTGCCGGCGGCAAGCTGCAGGGCAAGATCAACGACAGCATCGAAGCTGCATGGGCACAGTGGGCCAAGAAGGGCACCAGCCATGTCGCAGGCCTGCTGAGCTTTGCCGAGATCGAACGGCTGTGCATGGTGCAGCTGGTGACCGCAGGCGAAGCGATCGTGCGCAAGATCCGCAAACCCTTCGGCGGCGGCACTATCCCGCTGGCCCTGGAGGTGATGGAGGCCGATCAGCTGCTGGACAACTGGCAGACGGCGCGGGCTCCGAACGGCAACGCCATCCGCATGGGCGTGGAGATCGACGAGTGGCACCGCCCGGTGGCCTACTGGTTCTCCCCCAAGCACCCGGGCGACTACCAGTTCACCAGCTTCGAGCCCTCGCGCTTTGTGCGAGTGCCCGCCGAAGACATCATCCACCTGTATATCGTGGAGCGCTGGCCCCAGTCGCGCGGCGAGCCCTGGTTTCATGCGGCGCTCAAGACCCTGCACAACGTGGGCGGTTACGAGGATGCCGAGATCGTCAAGGCCCGAGCCAGTGCCAACATCGTGGGCTTTATCCGCAGCCCCGAGCCGCTGACCCCCGACGGCCAGAAAGCTGGCCGCAATCTGATCGATACCGAGCCGGGCACCTGGCAGACCCTGCTGCCCGGTGAAGATGTAGCGAGCTTTGCGCCCGGCACTCCCAACCCGGCAGTGGACCCATTCCTGCGCTACATGCTGCGCAAGATGGCAGTCGGTGTGGGCGTCAGCTACGAGAGCTTGAGCCGGGACTACAGCCAGAGCAACTACAGCGGCAGCCGCATGGGCCTGCTCGATGACCGGGACCTGTACCGCATGGTGCAGGGTTTCCTGTGCCGCAATCTGCGCGACGACATCCACAAAGAGTTTCTGGACGCCGCGGTCTTGGTGGGCGCAGTCAAGGTCGGCACGGACTACTTCAGCAACTCGGCCAAGTACCAGGCAGTGCGTTACAAGCCGCGCGGCTGGAGCTGGATCGATCCGGCCAAGGAGGTCGCAGCCTACAAGATGGCGGTGCGTGCTGGATTCATGACGGTGGGCGATGTGATCGCGCAGACATCACCGGACAGCGATGTGGAAGACACCTTCAAGCGCCGCGAAGAAGAGATCGACATGGCCGCCGACATGGGCTTGGTGTTCGATACCGACCCGGCCCAGGTCAACGACAAGGGCCAAGGTCAGCCGGCGCCAGTGCCAGCCGACGACGGCGCCCAGCCGCCCGCTGCAGGTGGCGATCCCGCAGCGCCTGCAGATCCTGAAGCCGACGGCGATGCCGCAGGTGACGACAGCAAGTAAGCATCTTTTCCCCTTTACCTGAAAGGCACTCCATGGCCAAAAAACTTCCCGACACCCTGGTGCCGCAGATCCGCACGGTATCCATGCGCGCGCTGCCCGGCGCTGATGGCCAGCGCGCAGCCAAGATCGACAGCGTCACCCGCACCACCTCGCTGGCCTTCAGCTCTGAAGAGCCGGTCAGTATGTGGTACGGCACCGAGATTCTGAGCCACGCACCTGGTGCGATGCGCCAGGGTCAGCGGCAGCAGACCATGCCCATGCTGTTCAACCACTCCATGAATGACTTGCTCGGTGTCGTCGAGTCCATCGAATGCAACACGGACGGCGTTGGCCGGGCCAATGTGCGCTTTGGCAAGGATGAGCGCGGCGCCTGGGCCATGGGCCAGGTGGAAGACGACATTCTGGTCAACGTCAGCTTTGCATATCGCGTCTACAAATGGCTGGAAGACGTGGAGGCCGACACGATCACCGCGATCGATTGGGAACCTCTTGAAATTTCGCTGGTCACCGTGCCAGCAGACCCGACCGTTGGAGTTGGCCGCCATGCCAGCGCTGACGTTGCAAACGGCGTGCAACTCCAACGAGAAGCAACCGACTCTCCCGCGCCTGTGGCGCAACTCACCCCCCCAGTTCATCAACCCCAGGAGCAATCTATGAACAAACGTAAGCAACGCCTGCTGCAGCAGGTTACGGGCGAAGCCGCCCCATCCGGTACCGGTGGTACCAATCTGGAAGTCGGTAACGTCTCCAACGGCGATGGCGGTGCTGCCACCATGCAGCGCGGCGCAGAAGCCGAACGCGCCCGCATGACCGAGATCGATGCGCTGGCCCGAAAGTACGATCTGAGCCCCGAGCTGCGCACTGGTCTGATCCAACGCGGCGCAAGCATTGATCAGGCCCGCCTGACCGCTGCCGACGTGGTGCTGGAACGCGCCCAGAAGGCCGGCAAGGCCGTCGTCGATTTCGGCGACACCAACAACCCGGACCTGTCCACTTCGGAAAAATCCCGCTACAGCATGATCCGAGCGATCAATGCCTCGTTGACCGGAAAATGGGATGGTGCTGGGTTTGAGCTGGAATGCTCCAACGAAATCGCCAAGCGCACCGGCCGCGTCCCCAAGGATTCCAAGGCATTCTTCGTCCCCACCAACCTGCGCACGGCTTACACCGTGGGCACCGCCGGTTCTGGCACCACCGGCGGCACATTGGCTGCCACCAACCTGCTGGACGGCAGCTTCATTGAAGTGCTGCGCAACAAGGCCCGCGTCATGCAACTGGGCGCCACGGTGCTGTCCGGCCTGGTGGGCAATGTGGACATTCCGCGCCAAACCGGCCAGACCTCTACATTCTGGGTGGCGGAAGGCGTGGACACCACCGAGTCTGAAGCGACATTCGACAAGGTGAGCCTGGCAATGAAGAGCATCGGCACCTACAGCCTGATCACCCGCAACATGCTGATGCAGGCCACGCCGGACATCGACATGATCGCCCGGGCTGACATGCTGGCGGCCATGGCCTTGGGCATTGACCTGGCAGCCTTGTCCGGCATCGGTACCGGCGCAACACCGCGCGGCATTGCCAACGTGTCGGGCATCGGCTCGGTCATCGGCGGGACCAACGGAGCAGCCGTCAGCATCGATAACTACATTGATCTGGAAACAGCGGTGACCTCCGCGAATGCGCCTGAAACCAACCTGGCGTACCTGACCAATGCCAAGACGATCGGCAGCACCAAGAAGCTGAAATCCACCACCGGCCAATACCTGTGGACCGGCTCGGCAGTGGGCGCACAGTCCGGCACTCCTGGCGAGATAAACGGCTACCCCGTTGCCCGTTCCAACCAAGCACGCAGCACACTGACCAAGGGCACCAGCTCCGGCGTGTGCTCCGAGATCTTCTTCGGTGCCTGGAGTGAGTTGCTGATCGGCGAATGGGGTGTGCTGGAGATCGTTCCCAACCCGTACGCCACGGAAGCCTACAAGAGCGGCGGCGTGCTGCTGCGCGCCCTGCAGTCCATCGACATCGGTGTGCGCCATGCCGCATCGTTCTCGATGATGTCCGACGCGCTCACGCCCTAATCCGGCAATGTGACCCCAGCCCCAGCGCCAAGTCTGCGCAGGGGCACCCCCCCCATTCCCCTTTCATTTTTAGGAGCCTTTCATGGCCAGTAAAAAATATGTTGTCCGCGATGGATTCATCGTGTTCCTTACCGTCATCAGTCCCAAGGGTGACAAGGCTGAGCGTCAGTACACCGGCGGAGAAGAAGTCACGCTGGATGATGCCGATGCTGCAGACCATCTGCACAAGCTCGAATTTGCGGGTCAGAAGGACCGCGATGTAGCCCTGGCAGCCGAGAAGGCAGCCAACGTCACCGCCCTGGCTGGCAGCGATCCAGCAAGCCTGGTGCAGACCTTGGTCGCAGCCCTGGCACAAGCGCAAGGTGTGACCGCCGCCGCAGCCACGCCCCCCATCGCCTGATAGTCCGCCACCATGTTCGCATCCGATGCGCTCACCTTCCTGGCCGACTTCGGCAACCCCATGAGCTGGAACCCCAGCACAGGGGCTGCAGCGGTGGCCGGGCTGGTGTTGTTTGACGAAGGTGATTCGGGCGCTGACGGCGGCAATCACATCAGTCGTGAGTACACCCTGACGCTGGAAACGGCTGCCTGGGTGGGGCTCAAGCGCGACGAGATGGTGGTGGTCTTGCGCAATGGCGCTTACGGCACCTACAAGCTGCGCACCAACTTGGTACAGCAGGAAGATGCCGTGTTCAGCACCGTCAAACTGACAAAGCTGTCCTGATGGCTACCGTTCTTTCCCAAGTGCTGGACCGTCTGGATGCGCTACTCAAGGCCAATGTGCCCATGGGCTGCTCTGTATTCCGTGAGCGCACAGAGGCTGAGAGTCGCAGCGAAACGCCATGCGTCAATGTCAGTCCGCGTGAGATTGCCATCGAGTCATTTAGCAGCCTCATGGACAAACACACGCTGCAGATTGAACTGCGCATTCATGTGCGCAGCGACCCGCCGACACCCAGCGCGGAGCTGATCCATGCGTCGTTCCATGGCGTCTTGATGGGAGACGCTGCCCTGCAGGCCTTGGTGGACAGCGTTCGCATCGAGGCCGCAAGCTTTACCGAAGTTGAAGCGGATGCCACCGCGCTGGACAAAACCAGCCGGTACCGATTCAGCTACCTGATCTCCAAAAACACACTGTAAGGAGCCTTCCATGGCCAAGTACATCGTTCGCCCTGGTGCGAGCTTTCGCATGCCCGACGGCAGCCTCAAAAGCGCTGGTGACGAAATCGAGCTGGACTCTGATGTGGTGCTCGCGCACCCCAACAGCGTTGACCCTGTGCCGGTAGCCCCACAGGCTGCCGACGTACCCGCGTAACCGAACCTCACTTTAAGGACGTTCCATCATGACCACAAAACAGAAATTCGGCGTTGGCGTATTGATCGCCACCAGCCGCACCGACGCCCTGGGCAATGCCTTGGCGGTCCCGCAGTCCTTTCGCTTCGGCATTCTGCAGGACGTGTCTTCTGAGTTCACATTCGACATCAAGCCGCTCTATGGCGCAAATCAGTTACCTGTTGATCAAGGCCGCGGCAAGGCGAAGCTGGTGTTCAGTGCCAAGACGGCCGACATCAACGTCACGGCATTGGCAGCGCTGCACTTTGGCGTCACACCCACGGTGGGCGTGAAGCTGCCGCAGCTCGACTGGGCCGGTACCGTTCCAGCCACGCCATATGTCTTGACCCCGACCATTCCAGGTAGCGGCACCTGGCAGGCTGATCTGGGTGTCAGCGACACCTCTGGCAACAACCTCACCCGCGTAAGCAGCGCACCCACCACCGGCCAATATTCGGTCAGTGCAGGCGCCTACACATTCGCGGCAGCGGACACCGGCAAGGCCGTGTTGATCAGCAGCGAGTACAGCGCAACCACTGGCGGCATCGTCATGCAGATGACCAACCAGTTGATGGGTTACAGCCCCAGCTTCTCGGTCATCCTGTACAACGAGTCCAAGGGCAGCAAGCTGGCCGTGAAGTTGACCAATTGCCAGTCCGACAAGCTGGGCTTGCCGTTCAAAAACGAAGACTTCGCAATTGTTGACTTCGGCTTTACCGCCTTGGACGACGGCACAGGTTCTGCCGGCTGGTGGTGCCAGACATGAGCGCGCGCCTCATGATTCCCGGGGTCGAATACGACTTCGGGGGCGGCCGGGTCTACACCATCGCGCCGCTTTCACTGGGCGCGCTGGAAACCCTGCAGGACCGGCTGGATCAGTTGCACACGCTCAGCAGCATAGACCCCGTGGCCGTCAAGACCGTGGTCGATGCCACCCACATGGCGCTGCGCCGCAACTATCCCGACATCACGCGTGAGGAGGTTGCCGAACTGCTGGACGTGTCCAACATCGGCGACGTCTTACAGTGCCTGCTGGATGCGGCCGGTGTGCGTCGCAAGGCGCAGGTAGCCGAGCGGGGAAACGCGCAGGCGAAGAGCCAGTCAGCTGGTCCCGGCTCTTCGCCCGAATCTGCGCAAACACCGGTTGGACCTGGGATTACGTCCGCAACGATGTAGACCTGCTGGTGTTGCGTGCGCTGGAGGAAGAGTGGCGAATCTATCCCCCGGTACACCACCTGGTCGCCGCCTACCTCGACTTCAAGCCAGCGGATGCGCCGCAGGACGAAGCCGCTGAAGAAGAGTCGAGCGACGCGGCACCCAATCGCCCCGAGTGGATAGCAGGCATGGGCAAAAACCTGCAGGCCCCTGCAGGCATGGCCACAGCCACCACCCCCGAAGAAGCCCTGGCATCGCTGGAGCAAATGTTTTTTGGAGAAGTTCATGAGCTCTGACGGTAAAGAATTCAAAACAGACATCACTGCCGACCCGTCGGCATTTGAGGCCGGAATGAAGACGGCGGTGAAGGCCGCCACCGACGGCAGCAAGGCGATCGACTCCGAATTCAAGCGCTTGGGAGAGACCTTTACCACCGTCACCAAGTACCTGGCCGGCTTCACCGCTGTACTGGCCGGCGGCGGCGCGTTGAAGAAATTCATCAGCGAAGCCAACGACTGGAACGGCGAAGCGGGAAAGATGAGCAAGCAGCTCGGAATTACAACCGAGCAGGCCAGCGTCTTGAACGTGGCGTTGAGCCACTTGGGCATTGATTCTTCCGTGGTCACCGACGCGGCCATGAAGCTGAGCAAGAACATCCAGACCAATGGCCAGGCCTTCGACGTGCTGGGCGTCAAGGTGCGCGACACCGGCGGCGCCTATCGCCCGGTCACCGAGGTGATGGGCGAGGTCAACGCCAAGTTGCTGGCGATCCACAACCCGATTGAGCAGAACATTGCCGGCATGCAGGTGTACGGCAAGAGCTGGACGGACATCCGCGCCACCCTGAAGCTGACCGACCAGGTGATGAAGGATGCCGAGATCCGGGCCAAGCAGCTAGGCTTGATCGTGGGCCCCGAAGGCACGGCCATGAGCAAGCAATACAGCATGCAGATGAAGGACCTGAACCTGGTGGGCAAGAGCCTGGAAATTCAGTTCGGCAATGCTTTGTTGCCGGTGTTCACCCGCATGGGGCAGTTCATGAGTCAGGAAGGCCCAGTCGCCGGGGAAACCTTTGCCTTGGCGCTTGAAGGTGTTGCCACTGCGGCTGGAGCGGTGTGGGTGGTGCTGAAGCAAGTCGGGCAGGGCATTGGTGCTGTGGCAGCAGCTGGCATGGCGTTGCTCCTTGGTGATTTTTCAGGCGCCAAAAGCATCTGGAATTCCTACTTGGAAGACTCCGGAAAAAACGTGCAGTCCTTGAAGGACCTGTGGAATGGTTTCGGCAAGCCTATTGTGGCCCCCAAGATAGTGCACGAGGATGGAGACGAACCAGCCCCTCGCCACTTCAAAGAGCCAAAGGAAAAGACTGATAAGGCAGACCCCTCGCGTGTTGCTGGATGGGAGGCCCAGCTTGATCTTGCCAAAGTTGCAATTGAACGCCAAGGTGCAATGGAAGGCCAATATCGCGAAAGAAGTTTAGAAGATAACACCGCATTTTTTCAGGAGCTTTTAAAGCGGAAGGACCTGACGGAGGGGGAACGTGTGGCGATTTCGCGAAAAGCGTCCGAGCTTGAGTTGACCGGTCTCAAGGCAAACTTTGAACAGCAAGTTGCCGTGTTACAGACCAAGGCCGCTGCCTTCAAAAACAATACGGATGAGCGCATGCGCATCGAGCTGGAGATCCAGGCGAAGTACCAAGCGGGCACCAAGCAATACGAAGAGTCTGCCAAGCGCATCGTGGAGATCCAGCGCCAAGCCGCCGACCAGGAACGCACCATCAAGGCCAGCCGTGTGCAGGCCGATCGCGACTTTCGGCTGCAGACGATTGCACTGGAAGAACAGAGCATGCAGACGAATGCACAACTCGGCCTGCTCGACCAGGCGCAGGTGCTGGCAGCCCAGGCGGCCTTTGAAAACCGCCGCAACGCGATTGCGCTGGAGGCCATCACCGAGCGCCAACAGATCGCGCTGCTTGACCCAGACAAGAACAAAGTCGAGATTGAGAAGCTCAATTCGGAAAAGGAAGCGCTGGAGCGGGCGCACCAGTTGCGCATGGGCCAGATCCGCGAGCAGTCGGTGCTGGAGTCGCAAAAGACCACCATGGGTGTGATCAGCGCCATGGGCTCAGGCTTCCAAAACGTGTTTAACCAGGCGCTGCAAGGACAGTTGTCGCTGAAGGGCGTCATGCAGGGCCTATGGCAATCTATGACTCAGGCGATCACGAGTGCCCTGGCACAAATGGCAGCCAAGTGGCTCATGACCAAGATGGCGCAGGTACTGTTCGGAAAGACTACGGCGCTGTCTGAAATATCAGGCTACGCGGGCACTGCCGGTGCGGCGGCGATTGCCAGCACGGCCGCGATCCCAATCGTGGGCCCGGCCATGGCACCGGCCGCCGGTGCTGCCGCCTTCGCGGCCGCCATGGCCTTTGCACCGATGGCCAGCGCAGCCGGCGGCTTCGACATCCCGGGCAACGTGAATCCCATCGTCCAGGCGCACGCCCGCGAAATGATCCTTCCAGCCAAGCATGCGGACGTGATCCGCGGCATGGCCGACCAAGGGCAGGGCGGTGCTGCTGCCGGTGGTGGTGATGTGCATCTGCATGTCAATGCCACCGATGCGCAAAGCGTTGCCCGCTTGTTTCGTGACAACGGGCAGCACATTGTCTCGGCCCTCAAAACCCAGCGGCGCAACTTTGCATACTGAACATGAGCGACGCAATATTCCCTTCCAACCTGCCGGGCATCACGTGGGACATCCCGCGTGCTGTCAGCTTCAAGACTAATGTTTTCGAGGCCTTGAGTGGAGCCGAGCGACGCATTCGCCACCGGCCCATTCCTAAGCATCGGATTGATCTGTCGTACGAGGTTCTTCGTGAAAGGGCGAACCTGACCGAGCTGCAAACCCTGCGCGGCTTCTTCATGAGCCGCAACGGCAGCTTTGACTCGTTCCTGTTTCACGACCCGTACGATGGCCAAGTCACAAACTACCAGTTCGGCATAGGGGACGGATCGACAACCCAATTCCAGTTGACCCGGACCATCGGCACACGCACGGATGTGATTCACAACCCCGAGGCCACTATGGCTATCGGCTTCGAGTGGTTCCCCACAATCGGGAGTGACGCGCAATTTTGGCCGCAGCCATTCGGAAGCTGGCCGGCATCCGATGTCTACACGCCCCCGGTCGGCGGCTGGTCGCTGTTGCCCAATGGGGTGATTCAGTTCGCCACAGCGCCTCCTGCTGGCCAGCGCCTGCTGTGGACAGGCCGGTATTACTACCGCGCCCGGTTTGCCGACGACACGTTCACCGCCACCGAATTTATGAGCCACCTTTTTTCCAACAGCAAGCTGGGCATTGTGCTGAGCCTGCAAAACATTCTGTAACCCATGCGTGTTCATCCTGCCTTGGCCGCCTGGCTCCCCACGGCGCGCCAAATTGAAATCGTGGAGCTGCTGACGGTGACCAAGCCGTCAGGATCCGTGTGGCGGTATGCCACCAGCGTGGACAACGTGGTGGACGGCTCCACGGTCTACTTGGGCTCTGCCAGTGCCGGCGGCCTGCTCTGGAGCCGATCGACGCTGACTTTTAAGGCCGGCATTGATCTGAGCGACTGCAAGGTCACCATTCAGGCGCGGTCTACTGACGTGATCAACGCACTGACGCCGGCGGCCGCGATGCGCGCACGGATCTGGGACGATGCGACGTTTCTTGTGTCGCGCGCATACTTTGATGCGAATGGCACGCTCAAGGGCGTGCTGCCGCGCTACCAAGGGCAACTTGCACCGGTCACCATGCGCGACGGTAATCTGGAAATCTCGCTCAAGCCGCCCAGCCAGACATTCAACCGGGCCGTGCCACCCGTGTTTCAGTCGGCATGCCTCAACACGCTGTACGACACCGGTTGCGGCATTGCGCGGGCCTCTTGGACAGTGTCCGCCACAGCGCGTGCAGCCAGCACCGCAGCGCTGATCATGACGGGACGCACTGAGCCTACGGCTTACTTCACTGGTGGCGTGATTGAGTTCACCAGCGGTGTTTTGCTGGGCTTGGCGAGGACGGTGCGAGCGCATGCAGTGGACGGGTCGGTGAGTTTCTTCAATCCGTTTCCGTCGGCGCCGGCGGTGGGCGACAGCTTCACGATCACACCCGGCTGCGACCGTAGCCTGGGCTCCAGTGGCTGCGCGAAGTATTCCAACCGCCTGCGCTTCCGTGGCGCGCCGTTCATACCCAAACCTGAAACGGTGATGTAGATGACGCCAGACCAACAAACCGCGGTACTGAAAGAGGCACACCGCTGGCTCAACACGCCTTATCACCATGCCGCTGCCGTGCACGGCGCCGGGGTGGACTGCTTGATGCTGCTGTGCTGCGTGTTCCGGGATGCTGGCATTTGCCCCTGGACGGACCCCCGGCCCTATCCCTACGACTGGATGCTGCACCGCTCCGAAGAGCGCTACCTGATGGGCCTTGATCAGCACGCCACGGTAGTTCCCGCGGGCTCACCGGCTGAGCCGGGCGATATTCAAACCTTCCGATTCGGCCGCACTTTTTCACATGCGGCAATCGTCACCGATTGGCCTCAGATGATTCATGCATATCTTCCCGCCGGCCGCGTCATTCTTGACCGTGCCGACGGCCCAGACTTTTCTAGCCGCCTCGGTCCGCTGTACCGCGTCACCGCAGAGGTGTGCCCATGAGCGGCATGCTGGGCGGCGGTAACGACATTACCACCAGCGAAACACGCCTGGGCGCACTGCGCGTGCAACAGAGCAGCCAGGGCGTGCCTATTGCGCTGATGTGGGGCCGCAACCGGGTGAGCCCGAACCTGCTGTGGTTTGACGACTTCACGGCAATCGAGCAGCGCAGCTCGCAGTCTGCTGGCAAGGGTGGCGGCACCACCATGACCAATGTCACCTATACCTACACGGCCAGCGTCCTGATGGGCTTGTGCGCAGGCGTCTGCAGCGGCATCACGGCGGTATGGCGGAACAAGGACAAGGTGGTGGCTACCACCAAGACGCTGCCATCCAGCCAGATGACCGATACGGAAATCCTGCCATCTGGCAAGGTCATCACGGTGCCCAACTCCAGCCGCTGGGCCTCCACTGTGTCGGTGGCGGATTCGCTGGGCGCGACTATCTCCGACTACACAGTGGCCGCAGGCGTGTACACCTTTGGTACCACTGTGTCGGTTGGCACTGTGATCACAATCATTTACACAATCAGCACCACGGTGCAGGTTCTCAGCGCCATGCAAGTGGCCGGCCTTTCGCAGTTTGGATCTGGCGCGCTGGGCCAGGCCCAGTGGGGCTACCTGACCACTGCACACCCTGCCCAGGACATCGCATACAGCGGTGTCACCTATGTGGCGTCAGCCAATTGGCTGCTGGGTGCGGCCGCAGGCCTGCCGCAGCTCAGTTTCGAGATTGATGGCCCGGCGCAAGTGGGTGGCGGCAATGTGGACGCGAACCCGGCCGACATCATCAGCGACTTGCTGCTGGACCCGGTGTATGGCGCAGGGTATCCGGCTTCACTACTGGACGGTCTGAGTAGTTACCGCTCCTGGTGCGATGCTGCTGGGCTGTGGTTTTCTCCTGTATGGGCCGAGCGGAAAGGCGTTTTTGAGTACGTGAAGCAAATGGCCTTGCTCACCCATTCGCGACCGCTGTGGTCCGTGAATGTGCTCAAGTTGGTGCCGATGGCCACGGATGCGCTGACCAGCACCACCGGCAGTTACATGCCCGCAGCTGAATACAGCGGCCCGGTCTATTCGCTGACCGATGACGATTTTTCTGAGCCGGTGGAAGAGCAGCGCCTGGCGCCCGTTGATCGCTTCAACAGAGTCAGCATTGCTTACCAGGACCGAGCGCTTGATTACGCGGCTGCAGTGGAGAGCGCGGAGGACAGCGCGAGCATCGATTCCTTTGGACTGATCGAAGCGCCCGACGTGGTGCAGGCCAACGAAATTGCGAACCAAGGCGTGGCCGCCACGGTGTGCGAACTGCTGCTTCGCGAGTACATGTCGGAGGGCTCGCAATACAAGTTCATCCTGCCCATCAATTACGACCTGCTTGAGCCACTGGACATTGTCCAGATCACGGATTCGCGGATCGACATGTCTGCGCGCTCTGTGCGCATCATTGAGATTGTGGAAGCTGGCGATGATAGTTCGATCACAGTTACGGCAGAGGACCTGCAAGTCACTGGCTCAGTGACACAAGCTAGCCAGGCCGGCAGTGGCTTTGGATACACTGGCGGCCCACCGGATGCCGTCAGCGTGCGTGCCGTGATGATGCCGACGGCCGCCACCGGCAATGCTCAACAGCTGTGGCTTGGCGTGACGGCTGGTCCCAACTGGGGGGGCTCCATCGTGTGGGTCAGCTCGACGGGCACAGATTACCGGCGCATTGCGGAGATCAACGTGCGAGCCCGCCTTGGTCTGTTGGCTGGCAACCTGGCGCTTGCCAGCGTGTCGCTGAACCCGGTGCAGGTGCTGGATGCATACCTGACTGGTAGCACGCAGATCGCTAGCGTCAGCCAAGTCGATGCAGATGCAGGCCGCAGCCTGGTGTGGGTCAACGGCGAGCTGATGAGCTATCGCGACGCTACGTTGACAGCCGCCGGGCGCTACAGCCTGGGCTATCTGCGCCGGGCCCTGTACGGCACCACGTCGCCCGCGCACAGCGCAGGCGATCCATGGATGCGGCTGGACGACTCGCTTGCCCAGATCGATGTGGCGGCCACTGACATTGGCACGACGCTGTATATCAAGGTCACCAGTCGCAACGCCTTGGGCACCTATATCCAAGGTCTGGACGAGGTAACGGCCATCCCGATCACGCTGACGGCCCAGCCTTCACCGCCCGATGCGCCGTCAAATCTTGCGCTCACATCGGCCTTTGTTGGCACATCCTTCGAAATTAACTGGGGCGCAACCGCCCGTGCGACGGATTACCAGGTGGAAATCCGAGATGTGTCGACTGTGCTTCTGCGCACCATTTACACCTCGGCCACTGTGGTGCGGTATCTGTACGCAGATGCGGTAACCGACGGCGGAGCGAAGCGCAGCTACAACGTGAACGTGCGTGGCCGCGACACTGGAGGCAATGGCGCCTGGGCAACCCTGGCCGTCAGCAACCCGGCCCCAGCTATCACAACCGGCGTCGCAGTTTCTGGCAGTGGCACCAGCCGCACGATCAGCTGGACAGCCAGCACGGCTACCGACTTTGCTGGCTACCTGGCGCGCTACAGCACCACGGCCGGTTTTGACCCGACAACTGGCGCAGGCACTTCGTTCTACGACGGCAGCGCGGCCACGGCCACGCTCACTGGCCTGACGGTCGGCGTCACCTACAAGGTCCGCGTCGCTGCTTATGACGTGTGGGCCAAGGACATAGCCGACCTGAATTGGTCTACCGAATATTCATTCACTGCTTAATTTTTAGGAGAAATACATGCCATTACCGACCCGCGCCGCGCTTGACTCTCAACAGACCTGGGCCAGTTTCAAAGACTGGCTGATGCAGCTGTATGACTACACAGCTGATTTTGATTTGCGCTACTACGGCGCCCTTGGCGCAGACCCAGTAATAAATCCGCTGGGAGGCGCCATCATTGACGGCGATATGTATTTCCGCACCAGTGCACCGATAGGCATGCAGGTCTACCGATCCGGCGCGTGGGTGAATTATGAGGCGTCGTCGGTCGCCAGCGCAGCTGCAGCTGCCGCCAGCGCTGCAGCTGCAGCTAGCTCTGCAGCGGGCGCAACCGCCTCTTTCGCCGGTAACCCATTATTGCTATCTCGAAGCAGAAACGCACCTTGGGACAACTTTGATGTTGCTGATGGAACATTGCTGCAGGGAAGAATATCTCCAAGTGTGCATACTTGGGTTCTTAGCGGCGCAGGCGCGTCATCTGCATACATCCAGAATAATGCATGGACTTCTGCTAGCAATACATACGCGTGCCTAACGGACACCCAGACCGTAACTGAAATAGAAGGTTCATTTTCCGGTAACGCTGGTGGAACCATCTGCCTGTGGAATGGGGGCATGCTTGCGGCGGGAATGTTGCACATCAATGTGTATGCTGCGGGTTGGTCATTTAATTCGTCACTGACTGGGGCGGGAAGCCTTGTATCCTTCCCATGCACAGCCACATCATTGGTCCCAGGTGTTCCAGTAAATCAAACATGGTACGGTGGAAATCTGCGTGCAGACGGTACTAAATACAAAGTCCGGATGATTGCAAATCCAACGGCCAATACCGTCACTCTGTATTGTCCAGATGGGCAAATTATTCTTTTCACCTGTACTATTGCGGGCTATGTTGCGGCAGCAATTGGCTTGAACGCATTCTGGCAAAACAATGGTGATACAACATTTTTTTGGTCTGAGTGCGCAATCGGAAAAACAAAATCCTCTGATGCGTTGCCGGTTGGGGCTTATAGAAATGCGCTATTTGCCAATGTTCCGTATGCGGCAATTGGTGGACGCGTGCAAAGTTTGACTTTCCCGCAAGTTATTCCAGTTACTGCTAATGGGTGGTATCGAATTGCAACTCAGGCTCTACAGACGGTCCATAATTTGCTAGGTGGGAAAGTTAGAGTTTTTGGCATGGATACCGCTGGGAGGAAATGCGATTTTGAAATCTTTGTAGGAACAGAACCGGGAAATACCGCATCCCTTGATACGTTTTCCATAACCCCATTCTTGGGCCGATGGGCGGGGGGCGTAATCAATCAGGTTACCGGTCTTCGACAGTTACGCGCGTAACTATGTTGATTTCATTGACTTTAGGTTTGAAACGTGCCCCTACAAGAGGCTCATCTGCTGCGTTTGACTGGGTAGTTTGACCT